TCGCAACTTGTTCGCGTCGAATTGCTCGTAGGACTCACCGAGCAGAGTCCGCATCTCAGTCGCCTGCGAAGCAACAGTGCGCTTCCACAGACGGTCCGTCGAGAGACGCTCCACGAAGGCAGTCGCGATGTCCTTCTCTGCGTAGTTGCGCGTCTCGTCCACCAACTTCACGAGCTGCGCCATCTTCTTGTTCGCGTCCGCGACCGAGCCCCTCAGAAAGAGGTCCGCGACCGCAGTCGCCTCGTTCCGAAGGAACGTCGGGAGAGCCGCCTTGGCGTAGATGTTCGCCTTCAGGGGCTCCGCTGAGAGAACGTGGACAACGCCCGAGTCCGCAGACTCGTACTTGGCTCGGAAGATCTTCCCAGCGCTGGTCTGCACAACCACGTAGCCGGGGAAGGTCCCCAAGACTTCAGGCTCCGCGTTCTCGAACAGACGCGCCTTCTCACCCTTGATCGCGGTCTCGATTCGAACAGAGAGCTGTTCGTAGCTGCCGGTGGTGAGTCTCAGGATCTCTTCGCGGGGCAAAAAGAACTTGTCTGAGGAGGGCATGAGTGGGCGAACCGTACAGTCGAGAGTTTGGAGTGTCAAGATAACAGGAGGGGAGTAGATCGCAGTTTTCCTTCAGCGTCTACGGACAACAGCTCCTCGGAGATCGGTCATCAAACCGCGCAGTTCTTCGACACGCGCAGCGACACGCGTATCTGTCCTCAAAAGCTTGTCGAGCTTCTCGTGAGCGCGCTTCTCGCTCTCTTTGCTTCCAGCGAACAACTCGCGCTCTGTAATCACCTTGCCGCGACTCCGTTCCCCGCCTCTCGAAAGAAGAATCTGGTTCTCCCGAAGCGCCTTGGCGATGGTCGCCGTGGACTCCACCGGAGCGCCACCCGTATCCGCTCCTCCAGCATCCGCTCCAGCGTCTTGCGCCTCTTGAGGAATGCCGCTCATCACGGCGGAACTGGCGGCTTGTCCTTGAGCAAGGTCCACCTGCTCCCGAACAACGTCTTCAGTGCGCTGGCCCATCACCACTTCGATGTCCTTGTCGGACATGTCGAAGATGTTGGACATGATCCAATGCAGGGAGACGAACTCCTTCATGCGGTTCGCGAGGTCCGCGCGTGCGTTCCGAACCTCCATCTGAGCCAGCTCGAACACCGCGCTGGGCACCGTCATGTTGATGTCGTACTCGACGCGCTGGGGGTCGATTCCGAGCGCACTGAGGTGGACGCGCCCAATCTTCCGGAGCCCGTTCCGTAGCTCGCGCTGAACCCGGAGAACCGTACGAGCGAACCGAACGTCTTCGGCGGAGAGAACCGCGCGCGCTGTGCCCGCGTCCTGACCGAGGTACGACTTCGGAACCTTGATGGCCGCGAAGAGCTTGTCGCGGAAGTATTCGATGTCGTCCATCGCCTGCCACTGCGGAGCACCGAGCGTCTCGACACGCGTGGAGTCGGTGCCCTTGCGCGACGGGACGAAGAAGTCCTCGTCCTGACCGAGCGGGTCGAACTTGAGGTCGATCTTTCCGGTCGTGGGGTTCACCCACTTCTTCTTCTTGAACTGTTGCCGTACCCGGTTCAGGTAGCCAAGGGCTTCCTGAGGCGGGAGGTCTCCCACGTCCACGTAGAACGCGAAGCGCTCTGGGGCTCGCTGGAGCCGATAGATGAGCGCGGCGTCTTCAAGCAGCATGAGCCGCTTCCAAATCCAGCGCGCCGACTCCAGCACCGAGAAGCCGTACACCGAGCGGCGGAACTTGCCACGCATCCGGAAGTGAACGACCTCCCAACCTTCGAGCGCGGTAATCGGAGTCCCGCCTGCGTCTGTGGGAGCGGAGCCACCCGCGTCCACGGTGCGCGAGGTGAGCATCTGCTGGAACTCGTTGGTGGAGTACGCGAACTTGCCCTTGAAGTCCTGCACGAACCCGAGGAGCTGACCCTTCTCAGCTTCGACTCGACGAACCGTGGGTGGGGGAAGGAAGTTGAGGCCGATGACGCCGTCGCCCGTGACAAGCAGCTCTTCGTAGTCGTTGCCGTACTTCGTCATCGTCCGGGCGATTTCCCAGATCTCCTCATCCATGCGCAGCCGCTTGTGGAAGAGGTCGTCCAGCGCGTGCTCGACCGTCGAATCCTTCGAGGTCACCCAGAGCGTGCGGTTGAGCGGCGTGTTCGGCTGCGTCGAGTCGTCCGCGAAGATGTCGATGGCTGCCGAGATTTCCGGGTAGTCATCCATGTCCTCGTAGTCGGAGAAGCGACCCAGCAAGTCGCCTTCGAGCTTCAGGTACTCGGTCAGTGCGTCGTAACCGAGGTTGTTCATCAGCCCACCGGCACCGCCGGGGACGCGGTCGTTGGTCTGACCCTTGGCAAGCTGAATCGCAGCCGTCTCCTTGTCCTTGGAGAAGTACCCGCGAACCTTCGTTGCGATGTCGTTTGCGAAGCCCACAGACCTCTCCTACCAGCTTCCGTTGCCGGTTCCTGTCAGAAACGGCGGGAGCATACCGTAGTCTTTGAGATCCTTGTTCAGCGCCGCCGACCTGTCACCCGCCATCTCAGCCTGCCTTTGCTCGGGAAGCCACGCGTCACCGTACACCGAGAGCCCCTTCAACATGGGAAGCGGTGCGTTAACACGTCGAGTGAAGAGCGTGTAGAGGCACCCCGCCAGAGCATCGGAACAGTCCTTCGAGTTGTGAACGAACACCCCGGAAGACAGCGCGAAGTTCGACCACTCGTCAACTTCGAGGTCGTAGACCGGCACAGGTTCCGCAAGGGTCACCGGAATCACGGCCCGAACCTTGTGATTCTCTCCCGGAGACGCGACCTGAAACTCGTCCCACGATTCAAACCCGTGCTCTCTGAGAACTCGAACCACAACGTTTCGTCCGCACCCCAAAATACGAGCAACCGCGTTGGCAGTTTGAGCTTCAGGGTCGGAACGAACGGCTTCGAGGGATGCGCGGTCGATGTCGGAACGGAATGCCTCTTTCTGACGAGCGAGGGCTTGCCAGTCCTCGGCAGTCATCCCGGCGTGAATGCGCTTGAGAGCATCTGAGTGCTTCTGCCGTCCGTCCTCGCTGAGATTGAACACTTGCGCGCCTGCGTAGAGCTTCTCGCGCCAAGCAGGGTCTGTCTGATGTCGCAAGGCGGTGTGCGAACGAGCGTGCTCCGTCAGCGGCTCCAGCACCAAGTTTTCAGGGCGATTGTCCGTCTTGATGTGGTTCAAGTGATGAACGCAGTGCTCTTCGGGAACGTCGCCGTGCGCTGCGCTCCAAACCATGTGGTGCGTAAGAGTCCGGCGTCCGTCCCTGTCTGTGACTCGCTCGTAGCCTCCGTTGACCGGCCACACCCGATTGATCGGCATGAGGCGGTCGGTGCCCGGACGCAGCGATCTTGCCTCTTTGTACGAGCCGTCGCGCAGCATCCATAGATGCTCCGGGGTGCAGCGCTCGACCGCACCGTTGTCGAGCACTACGTCTACCAACTCCGTCACGTATTTCGTCAGGCGTCCGCGCGCCCTTCCGGGAACAATCCGCCCTTCCGGCGTGGATGAGTACGCCCAGACCTCTTTGCCGCAAAGTTCGTCGATCTGCGGAAACGACCCATCAAGAAGTGGGACGCGCGTCCGACCAACGAAACAGCCTTTGGGTGGGTGGTCCACCTTGCGCCGCAGCGAGTCCTTCTCCAACTGCTGAAGCTCTTTGATGAGCGGCAAGTATTCGTAGCAGAAGACCCGGTTCTCGTAGAGCGCGGTCTTCAAGTTCTCGTAGGGCTCCATCGAGGTATCGACGGAAACCATCTCCGCGTTGTACCCCTTCTGCTGAAGCTGCTGGAGCGTGTCGCGCGACTGGAAGGAGTCGAGGGACACGTTGTTGATGGTGTACCCGTGGGCGCTCAGCTCGTAGATGAGGCGTCGAATGTCGCCGAGGATGATTTCGTCTCCGGCAGGCGGCACCACTTGAAGAATGAGGTCCACCACGTAGACCGGGGCGCGCTCCATGTACTGGCCCTGCTCCGAGCGACGAATCACGTCCTTCCAGCCGGAGATGTGGCTCATGCAGAACCCCAGCGCGTCGTTGCGCAACGCGGGGTCGATGTGAACGTGTCGGTGCGCGGTGGGGTTGATGATGGGCTTGTTGAGAATGGCGGGGATGCCTGAAATCCCGCGCTCCTCGGTCATCCGAATCATCTTCTCCCAAAGGAAGGTGCCACCCTTCGAGGGGTCGTAGTTGTAGGTCGAGAAAGGGTGGCGCTTGTCACCGAAGAGCCGCTTGTCTTGCTCGACGGCCTCGTGAATTTTCTCGCGCCGCTGAATGAACGGACTGATGGAAACCGTCGCACAGCCCGCGAGGTCGCGGATGGAGCCTTCGAGGTCGCTCTCGAAGTCAGACCGGAAGTCCTCCGGCACGTCGAGAAGAACGGTGCCCTCGACCGGCTTCGCACGGAGAACCTCAACCTCCGAGGGTTCGAGAATCTTCGAGGGCGTCTGCTCGTTGCCCACGATGACCTGAAACTTCACGTTGGAGAAGTTCTCAGGCTTCACGTCCCACAACGCGTAGTCGCGCACGAACACCGTCGGGTCCTCGCGCGCGGCGCGCACGCGACGAGCGGTGAAGTCGTCGCTGGTCTTCTTCGAGGAGACGACGAACAACATCCCCGGCAGCTTCCCCTTACGCTGGAAGCGGGACTTCATGCGGCGCTGGACCGAGTTGTAGATGACCTCGGCGTGGTCCACGTAGCCCATGCGCGCGGCTTCTTTGCCCTTGGTGGGCATGAAGTTGGTCTCGTCGAGCAGGGCGGAGACGGCGTTCAAGCCGAGCGCGGAGGTGTCGGTGGTCGCGCGCGCAGCCACCCAGACGTTGTGCGGGAAGCGCAGCTCCTTCTTGGTGGGCGTGAACGCGAAGTTCTTCTGAAAGTACGGACTCGCCTTGATTTTGGTCGCGATGTTCTCGAACGCGACCTTCACGGCCAGAACCTCGTTCACCGAAAGACAGATGACGGCGATGTTCGAGTCCTTCGCGAGGCTGAAGGTGGCGTGGGGGTCGCGCAGGCAGGAAATCTCGTACAACACCCGGCAGACGCCGATGCTTGCAGCGAACGTTTTTCCGTAGCCGATAGAGCCCGTCCAAACCGACTCGTGGTACCCGCCGGAGAACAGCTCCGTCAGGTCGTCGAGCAGCCTCGGGTAGATGCCTTCGCAGGTGTGACCAAGGAAGTAGGGGTCCTTGATGAACTGCTCCATGTCCACCGGCTGCGTCTTGTACTCGGACTTGTGGAGCGCCTCGTACATCCCGCCCTTGATCTGGCCCTCCTTCAGTTCAGCCATCAACACCTGAAGAGCCGCCTTCTCCTCGGGGTCGAGTCCCTCCATCTCCCTCTGGAGCAACTCCTCGATTTCCTCGACGGTGCGCTGGCTACGGCTCCGGCCACCGCTCTCGTGAATCAAGGCGCATCCTCGACAGGCACCAGCTCGACTTCGGCCTCGTCGGGAGAGTTTTCCTCCACCCGTTCCGAAACCGTGATGTCCACCCCCGCTTTTCCGGCAGCGATGGAGAGGAAGCGCTCAGCGATGCCGAGCAACTTTCGCCGCGACTCAGGGCTGGTCAACGTCTTCCCGACGGACTCGTCGTAGCGCTTCGACACGTCCGTCATGATTTGCGCATCGACCTCCATCTTCCCGAGGTGGCGTGCGTTCAGTCCGAGATCCATCTTGAGCTTCGCGATGTCCGCGAGAATCTCCCGCCCTGCCCGCATCTCCTGCGTCATCGAGGGCATGAGTTTGTTGATGTTCTTCTCGGTCGTGAAGTCGATCTGAATGCGCTCCAACTGCATCGTGTAGAGCTTCTCCATCTCAGCCAGCTCATCAAGCCCTTCCCTCACTCGCTCGGCGGCGGCGGCGTTCACGCGCGGAACTTTCGCGGAGAGAAGAATCGGAGGCAGGCTCTCCCGGTAGAGGGCGATGATGGCC